ATTTATTAACTACAGTTCATGACACAGAGATACAAAAAATTATAAGAGAAGCTAAGAAGAGTGTGCCTGCGCTAGAGGTAAGGGAGCTATAAAGACATGGTAGCTACGGTAGAGAATAAATGGCCAGCATCTATGATATCTTCGCCGGGAATGGCGTTTTCTGCCATTACCCCATCAGATACGGTTGATGAAGCTAAAGGTGCTTTTAGGGGTATTTATGTTGGGTCAATAGCTGGTGGCGCAGCTATAGTGGTAGTTGGTCTTGATAACGTTGCTGTTACTTTTAGCGGCGTAGTTGCAGGGTCTATTCTACCCTTGATAGGTAGAAGAGTAAATAGCACTAACACTACAGCTAGCTCACTTGTGGCCATAAGATAATGTTTTTAGGATTAGCAGACAATATATTCGTCGATACTCCTGGCCCTGGCAACACTGGCGCAGCTGGTTGGGTGCCACAGTCAGGTGGTGTATTATCTACTGTGTCTGTGGATTGGATAACAGGTAGAGCTTGGAATAATGGTATCACCACTCCTGGTGCTTTATTTGCTTGTGCTAGAGCTACTCCAGTAGCAGCTTACTATCAAAATGCAGATTTAACTTTATCCACCTTTGCGGCTAACGTATTAAGATATGGTACGAATGGGCTATTAATTGAAGGTACAAAAACTAATTTATGTTTACAGTCTCAAACGTTAGATAATGGAGCCTGGACACCTACTGCGGTAACTATATCCCCAAATGTTATTGCTGCACCAGATGGAACGCTAACTGCGGATAAATTACAGGAAGATAATACAAACTCTATCCACAAACTTCAACCGACAGCCAGTTTTGCTGCAGCTGTAGCTCAAATTACTCATAGTGTCTATGCTAAAGCCGCAGAACGAACGTGGATTATTGTCTTTGACAAAGATAATTCTAACGTGGGGGCTTGGTTTAATCTTGTAGGCTCTGGCAGCGTTGGAACCACGCAGGGTGCCAACCAGGGAGCGACAATTACAGCATTGGCTGATGGATGGTATAGATGCACCATAACATTCACAGTAGGAGCTGGTGCTACAGCTGGCGTAGCTATAGCTGTGGCCACGGCGGATAACGTCAGTACATATACTGGAACTACTGGATCGGGGGCTTATTTTTGGGGGGCTCAAGCTGAGCAGCCTGTTGTTGCATCTTCTTATATACCAACAACTACGGTAGCTGTAACTAGAGCAAATGAATTGATAACTGCTAATAGTGTTGCGTTTATTAATGCAACAGCTGGTACAGTGTATGCTGTGTTTAATGTATCCAATTCTGGTAGCCCAAGAATCCTTGGTAGAAATTCAGGAGGTGTATCGGTTTTATATTTAAATGGACTTACAAATTTTGCAGATTTCCCAACTGCTAATAATTTACAAGCGGCTAATACATATACGGCAGGAACTAATGGAAAAGGAGCTGCATCTTATGCAGCAACGGCTCGTTCAATCGTTTTGAATGGTGGAACCGTTGCCGTAGATAATGTTAATGGCATAGGTACATTTGATTCTTTCCAGCTTGGAGCTGATGTGGGCGGCGGTAATTATTTAAATGGATATTTAAGAAATATTTCTTATTGGAATACTCGTCTTTCTGATGCTGCTATTCAAACGTTAACAACCTAGGAGTAAACCATGTCAACAATTATCTTTGTCATCTTGACAGTTATATGCTGGCAGCCTATTTATTTAGGCGCAATGATGGCATATCACACTTTTAAAGGAGAAACAGTGGATAGAGCAGCTTATTCGACTGCTTTTTCTGTTTGGTTTGGAAAATTATGGAGTTTAGTTTTCTCTAAACCAGGAGTATGAAACCTGTGGTAAATCATTCACATAAAGTTAGTGGTAAAAAAGGCCCTGGAGCGCATGAGTACAAGATGCACAAGGTTATGCACGAGTTCAAGCATGGAACTTTGCATAGTGGATCGAAGAAAGGTCCACAAGTTACTTCTAGGAAGCAGGCAATAGCTATCGCAATCAGCGAAGCTAAATCAGGAAAGAAGAGGTAAAACTATGGTTAACAGTGTAAAGAACCTCACTAAAGGTAGTGGTGCATTCACATATGGGGCGGGTAAATGTATGTCTGGCGCCAAAGGCCCGCTTAAAGCTAATCAGGGTAAAATGTCGTCTGCTCATGGTCAGCAAGGGCAGTCTAAAAATAATAACATGAGCCATAACACGGGAGGATATAGAATTGGTGAAGGGACACGCACATTCAAGTCAGGGGATTATTGTATCGCGGGGCCTAATAAGCCTTATCCCAGGCATGGTAGCCAACCGTCCGGCCATAAAGACAAAGCCTAAATATAATCCATATAAGATAACAGAGCTAGTAGTACAGTTACCGCATTGCTACCACCTGAGAGACTTACGCGAACGAGAATGGAAGGTTGAATACAATGGCACCGAGGAAATCTACCCCCAAGGGTATCGACCCCGCGTACCCCAATAAAAACTTCGTAAAGACCTCTTATGAGAACAAAGGAAATATGGAAGGGTTTAGTGAGTATATGTATGGTAGTTATAATCAGGACGACTTTATTTTGAAGAAGAGAGCTTCTGGTTATGGGCATTCTATCGGGCAGCGAGCAGGTAAGCTTAGATTATCGGGTAAAGCAGGCGCACATCGAGTAGGTAAAAGGTAACCAGGGCTAACAGAATTGAGTTATGACTAAAGCAGTCATTAGAGTACGTGCGTTGGAAAAGTGCAACAAAGAATGTTATACCAAAGGTAGAGGGTGCATTACCTCAACAGATGGTAAGTGCCCTCACCTTCATATATCTGAAAGTATACACGGTATAAAGTTATCTACTAAGGACTATTTTTTACCATCTAAGAAAAAGCTTGTTGGAAAGATGTAAATGAACGTACACCAGAGGATTAAATATACTACTGTATGGGAGCCTAATCCTGGCCCTCAATCATGGCTTATAACGTGCCCTATCTTTGAGACGCTGTTTGGGGGTGCTCGTGGAGGCGGTAAATCTGATGGTGTGCTTGGCGAATGGGCGACTCACGCGGATACTTACAATGAAAACGCAATTGGTCTTTGTGTTAGACGAGAACGTACTCAATTGGTCGAACTTGTCGAGCGATCAAAAATACTCTATTTTCCGCTCGGCGCTAAATTTAATGAACAAGACAAAGTTTGGCGTTTCCCAAATGGCGCTCGTTTACGATTCGCGTATCTAGAGAACGACAATGATGCACAAGCTTATCAAGGCCATAGCTACACTAGGGTCTACGTTGAAGAAATGGGGACTTTTCCTAATCCTGAGCCTATATTTAAGCTTATGGCTACTTTGCGTTCTGGTGCAGGCGTTTCTTGTAGGTTTATCGCTACTGCTAACCCTGGCGGTCCTGGTCATTCATGGATTAAAGCGAGGTACATTGACCCCTCACCGACGGGTATGAAGATACTTCCAACTAAATTTGTCAATCCGTTTACGAAGGAAGAGATATATAAAGAACGTATATTTATTCCTTCTAAAATTACTGATAATCCCTATACAAACACATCGGCTTACATAGGTAATCTTTATCTTAGTGGTAACGCAGAGCTGGTTAAAGCTTGGCTGATGGGCGATTGGAATGTAATGCTCGGTGCATTCTTCCCCGAATTTGATACGAGGAAACATGTCATCAGAACTTTTAAAATTCCTCGACATTGGACGCGATTTATGTCGATGGATTGGGGTACGGCCACACCATTTTCTGTTGGATGGTGGGCAGTTGTCCCGGATGAGTTCGATGCAGGGGTTGAAATATACCCTAATCAATGGCAATTCTTTGAGGGGCAATCACAAATTACAGGTATCACGAGCTTACCAAAAGGCGCAATTATTCGCTATAGAGAGTGGTACGGTAGCCGAGGAGCCGAGTTATCTACTGTTTCAACCACAGAAAACATGAACCGAGGGCTTAAGCTTACAGCTGAGGAAGTAGCGCAAGGGATAAATGTACGTGAAGCTTTTGAGCCAAAAAATGAAACAAACAGACCTCGTATTGCCTATAGAGTGGCGGACCCAAAAATGTTTACATGGGACTCTGGACCGAGTATTGCAGAAAGAATGTCCAACAAACCTTATTATATCAATCTTAGTAAAGCGGACAACAAACGGGTTCCGCGTGCGGGTGCAATGGGCGGATGGGACATCCTCCGAGCACGTCTCAAAGGCGACGGAATAACCCCTGGTATATTTTTTATGGAATGCTGTGTCCATGCTATTAGAACTTTACCTGTCATGGAACATGACCCTTTAAAAATGGAAGACGTAAACACGGATAGTGAAGATCATGCCCCCGATGAAATTCGCTATGCTTGCATGTCTCGTCCTTATTCCACTGTGGCGTCTGTAGATAAAATCAGGAGGACACTTAGGATGAAGGATAACACTATAGGGATGTTTGATCTGCTAGAAGACCTCAAAGAACCAAAGATGATAAATCGTGCCAGAATCAGTTGATAATCCGTATAACATTCCAGAGAATTTACTAGCTCAAGTTAGGGCTATGGGTAATTACTCTTTAACGCCTAAATTAGACCCAAAGCAGTCGCAAGGGGACATGTGGAAACATTTTTTTATACAAGCTTTGACGCAAGCGCCAATGGGGCTAGGAGCTGGTGGAGCAATGGGAGGACCAATAACAGGAGGTACAGGTCCAGGCAAAGGATTTTTTGGACACTACCAATACAAAGGTATGCCTTTGGAGGGTTCCGCAGAAAATTTAGCGCAAATGCACGGCGAAATAGTTCCAGCTGCTAATCCTTCTCCTTTAAGTTCAGCGCAAAAAGTAATGACTCCAAGTTGGGCACATAATCTTAATAAAACTAATTCTCAATTGTATAATGAGGCAGTAATTAAACAAATGTTTGAAAAGTTAAAGGAGTAGAGATGACACAAGATCAAAATGAATTAAACAAATTAATAAT